GTCAGTGGATCGTTACTAATACTCAGATCCTTTCCGCTTTGCAGGATTGCGCAGGCTTTATCATCAACCCAATGGTTAACGATCTCGTTCAGGATGGTTCTCGTTCCATCTACTTCGCAGGTTCTATTGCAGGTATGTCTGTATATGTTGATCCATATATGAACTGGGATGACACTCGCGTCCTCGTTGGTCGTAAATCCGATGGTAAGACACCAGGTGTTGTATTCATGCCTTACATCATCTGTGACACTGTTCAGACTATTGTCGAGGGTACAATGGCACCTAAGTTGTTGGTAAACAGCCGCTTCAGTGTGGTATCGGCGGGCTTCCACCCTGAGCAGTCTTATTTCTGCTTCATGGTAGATTCTAATGACGGTTTCATCCTCTAATTCAATGAGTTAGAGACACAATAAAAGGAGGGACTTATGTCTCTCCTTTTATTATTTGATATATTATTCCATGCTCAAATAAATCATATTACTAATCTCCACCCTGTGGTTCCTGCGTCATAGATTCTGAAAAACGGCTTCGTTTCCATCACCTGTCGCTCAGTCCAGGTGTTATCAACTTTATCTTCCCAGCCTCTTCTTACTATACCTGCCTTGGCAAAGGTAGATCGGTGATATCGTTTATAGGTTCCATGTTCTATATATCAATAAGATGTCTGTCCATTGTTGAACTTCTCAAATCCCAGTGCCTTGTATAGCAGAGTATCACTATTTTTCATTATATTAGCCCATGAGATAGTGTCCAGATGCTCAAACATTTGATTTAAGGCTATTTCCTTGCGCTCTACTGCGATCAAATATATGTCCCTTGTAGTTACTAAGGCTGGGCTGAGATCGCCTTGTAGAGCGAATGAATCGCTTGACTATGTAAGATCGCAAATAAAAAAGGATGACCTAAAAAGTCATCCTTTTGTTTTTTTAGCAATCATTTTCCAGATCAGACTGCCCATGTTGAATCTTTTGGATAGGAACTTGAGTTCGTTTATTGTATCAGGATCTGCAGCCACCAGGGTTCCCAACTTAAACCTAATACCTGACCGAGCGATGCCATAATAGGTAATCACCAGCATGTCTGTGTCCTTGTATTTAACTTTTGAGATTATATTACAGGACACCTTGCGGATGTGTTTGGCCTTGAATATAGGAACATCACATCCCCATAGATTTCCTTTATCCCAACTAACCGGGTCTTGTTTGATTTATTAAGTAGCCCCATACATTACAATAATACATTTGAGATTTGGCAGTTTTTCTTCGCTCTACTGCGCTCAAATGCAATTGCCTTGTAGTTATAAAGGTAAGTCCAAAATCTCCTCGTATATCGAATTTATCGCACCATCAGCCTCCACCCAGTGGTTCCTGCATCATAAATCCTATAAAATGGCTTCGTTTCCATCACCTGTCGTTCTGTCCAGGTGTTATCCACCTGCTCTTTCCATCCATGGCGTACTATACCTGCCTTGGTGAATGTGGACCTGTGATATCTATGGAACGTTCCGTGTTCTACATACCAATAGGAGGTCTGACCATCATTGAACTTCTCAAATCCAAGTGCCTTGTATAGCTGTCCATCACTAATATCATTGGCTGAATAAGAGGTGATGATAGTAGGTTCGAATTGAGTTATAAAGAACTTCAACAATCTTCCTGCACCACCAACTACTCTATGTCCTCGAAGATTACAGAACCTGATCAGCTCCCATTCTCCATCGATGAGCGTCTTGGAGCCTGATAGTTTAGATCGCTTTGCAAAGGACATACAGGCCACCAGTACTCCATCGTATTCCAGTCCTATATGGTGACTCGCATTGCAACGTCCTTGGATATGATTTTGGTTATAAAATTGGGTGGCTATCTTTCCTTTTACATCTACGATTTTACATTTTCTTGCGTATATAACCTCATGACAGGCTCCTACCTTGGCCTGGATGAATGATTTGACTATTCCTGGTGTTCGAACCATCCAGTCCTCCCAGATTTGGATGATCTGGATGCCTTTGGCCTCATATTTCTTGAATTTTGTCAGGTGATATTTTGGAGACTTAAAAATTGTGGAGTGATTATAACATCCATTGCAGGCTATAACCATCTTTTTTGATGGGATATGAATATCCTCCTGGGTATTATACTCTATGCCCCATTCATCTAACCAGCCACAAACCATGGATTTCATATCAAAGTTATCAGGCACCATCACCATGTCTTCATACTTTGCCATTATATCTCGCTTTAACTTTGCGAGGTTTTTAGGTGGGCGATAGGTATATTTCTTTGGCTTTGGTTCTGGATTGTGATCCATGAGAGTATTCCTGATTTTCTCCTTCACCTTTCTATTGCCTGCAGGAGTGACAGCACCATATTTTCTGATGTTGGTAGCTTTTATAGTCTCTTTCTTATCAGGATCAGCATTACAGCATTTCCGACCACAGTACTCTCTGTAACCAATCAATGCATTGACGAACTTGGTTGGTTTCCCACAGATCTTACATCCTTTGTTCTCTCCACCCAGATACATATAAACCTTCTCCTGCCAGGACGGGGCATCGATTTTAGAGATAGTATCATGCGTTTCTGGATGATGTTTCATCATCCATGCCTCTCTAAACTGAGGCCCCCGGAGTTGCTTTATTTCGTCTTTTGTAATACTTGTCATAGATCATGAAACTTTTGAACATTGGAGATTATCAAAGATCTATCCATATCAGCAATCTCCTCATCAATAAAATCATCTAATATAACCTCGGGTTTAGAGGGCTCCTCGAAAAGGGCATATCCCTCAAGGGCCACCTTTGTAGGATAACCAGTGTCCATACTGATGGTGGTGTTAGCAAAGTGATCATTACCCAGAATCTGCTCCAGATACACTTTTTCATAGGGATTATGTGAACCCAAGAAATGGATTCTATCAAATCCGCGAAGATATCCCCATATCTCCCATACCAGTTCAATCCTGCCCAGGGCATAACGCATATCCTCGGTGATGCGACTAAATTTCAGTCTCCACATATTCTCGATGTGTGCCTCTCCACGTTCAAACAGGTCCTCCTTGAGAAAGGTATTGTGGAATGGAATAGCTATGTTTTTAATTCCCAGTTCCTTGTATACATTAATGCACTCTAAGAACTCTCGGGTGCTGTTGCCCTGGACCACTGCCATCCATTGAGGGATATAACTACCAGGATTCATGTGCAGGCATTCTTTCACCCCCTGGATAGTGGTCTCCTTAGCCATCAGCACATCTGGTAACAAGGCTATCTGCGGATGGAGCTCCTGGATAGCATCCATGAACTGAGGAATATCCAACTTTGCGCCCTTAATAAAAAATTCATAGGCTGAGTTGTCAAATATAATGGTACGGGAAGTGTTGCGACTCAAATCAAGGTAATAATCATGATATTTTTGATTGCTTATAAAAAGATGATAAAGCACGAAATCATAATCATTCAGTTCCTTATTTACTCCCAATAAATCATTTGGAAGCTCGCAACAGGTTTGGATTCTGTTTTTATACATTGTTGTTTTTTGTTTTGTTTAATATATGTATCTCATTGGATCTGTTAAGCAACCTTATAAATTTCGTTCAACAAATATCTTGTCATATTATCGCTTATTTCAAATGACATACTGCGGCGGGAATCTGAAAAATCGATCCTATAGTCCCAGGTACTGAACCAAAAGTATTTCTGTTCTATGTTTTTAATGCAGTATACTTTGCGTTTATCTTCTGTATTGTCTGCTATATAGATACTAAGACCACGACCCCACATGAAAGTCAATACATTACCCTCATCAGGCATGCAATAAACCTGATCTCCCAAAATGGAATATAGAGTATTATGTGCATTATTCCATATATCTTCAACCAAGGTCCCTCCATTCAATGCCATTTTTAATAGATTTACAATGACATCTTTCACATCCTCGTGAAAGATATTTGAAGTTTTCTCGTTCTTATTAAGCAATCCCATAAGTTTCATTTAATAATTTCTTCATCATATTATCACTCAGCTTAAATATCAGGTTCATATTTTTTGACCTGTGGAGGGGTATCCTTGTAATATGTCTTTCAAAACAACCACTGTGTTGAGAACTAATGCCGATATGGTAGGCCACTCTCCCCTTTTCAAGTTTGTCAATGATATAGATGGAACATGAGCTGCCTGTCCAGGAGCGCTTAAAGACCAGGACACTCGCATTTTTAGGTAACCCATACATACTTGGACCTAAGATGGGAGTCAGGATTTCATCAGCATCCTCCCAATCATCATATGGGATAAACCCGTTCTTATTAAGCAATTCTGCCATCTTTGAAATGACTGATTTTACATCCTCATAGAATATATTTGAAGTTTTCTCGTTCTTATTAAGCAATCCCATGTATCATTTTCTTTGTTACATCTATATATCACACAAAAAGGAGGAATGTTTAGTCATTCCTCCATTTAATACGACATAATTCCAGACCTCCCGGAAATAATATCTTCATTACCCATGTTCCGTTTTCATACAATCCTGGAGAACAGTAAGACGGAATAGTTGCCCCCAGATTATCATTGTCCTTAAAAACATGTTTCCGCAATTCATTGAAGTATTTAACTACTTCCATCTTTGAGGCAGGAGGACCACTATTCTGAAACAGTTCTCCCCAATATTTAAGGATAATTTCTTGGAGCTCCTCCCTATTCCTACACCCAGACCACAGAGGGGATATCCCGATGTTATAAGTATCAATGACAGATAATGTGTCTTTTTTACCCTTTTTGTTCAGCAGGCCGTGGAGCACGCTGCTTATCGTTTTGATATTGCCCATCGTACATATATTCTTTTTGGACCTCATAAGTCTCATTAACAATGGCCTGAGCCACGCGTGCACCAATCTCAATCCTAATAGGTCGCTTCACCTCGAGGAAGGCTCCCATATGATCTGTATTAAATCCGCCATCGAATTGACCAGAGTGGATAATAGCTCCGCAACGAACCAATGAGGATCTGGTTTTGAAATACATAGCCTGATCAGCCTTGAGATCGCATCCTTCAAAAAATTCAATTTCGTAATATCCCTCTTGCAAGAAGAGAACCGAGCCTGTCACCGCAGGAAGTTCATGTCTGCGAGGAAGGATTGTTTTACCCTCAGCAGGAATCTCACCAGTTCCCTCTAAAACAAAGACGCGAGCCAAACGAACATCTACACCTTGCTGCTGGATACCCTCCGCACATACTCCGGTGATAGAACCACCATCTACGATCATTTTTCCTGTTAATTGCATATTTTTTTGTCTTGTTGTTTATGTCCTAATATATGTGAGTCCCTGGCTATTATTTAGGAGTGGATTAAAAAAAAAATATATATTATGGAAATTATGTTGCGGCGCACGACCAAGAAGGACACTTATACCATCGGAAAGTTGTATATAGATGAGGTATATTTCTGTGATACCCTGGAAGATACTGATAGGGGTCTGAAGCAGTCTATGGCGCCATCTGAAATTGCTAAAATCAAGGTTAAGAGCTCCACAGCCATCCCTGTGGGTACCTATAAGGTGACTACATCAGTCATCAGTCCGCATCTCAGTAAAGAGAATTTTTATGTTGTGAACTGTAAGGGCGGTAGGGTTCCACGTCTGTTAAATGTCCCTGGATTTGATGGGGTCCTCATCCATTCAGGTAACACACCAGCTCATACTGATGGATGTATCCTGCTGGGTGAAAATAAGGTAGTTGGTCAGGTTATCAACTCAAAGGCCACATGCATCAAATTCTATCAAAAAGTATTCAGCTGCAAAGAACCAATCACAATCACTATCCGATGAAGTCATTTAAGGAATACATTGCCTCCCAATTAATTGGACAAACCCTCCATTTTAAGTGTGATTGTGTATTCCCTTTGGATGTTATTGGTTATGTGCAACATGTGGAGGTGGCTAAAGATGGAGAGTTTATATACACAATCAATTCAAATGGTAAAATGATAAAATTCGGATCTAATCATCCCAATATGATGGTTTCTCCTGTGTGATAGATATGTTCGGAATAGGATTTTTGGTGGGATTAATAACAATCCCTGGTTTCATTTTCTTCCGTGGGCGTAAGGCTGGCTGGGATGACAGCAATATCTTCAATCCTTTGCGCATCCTTGGACATCTGGCCTTGCATCCTGGTGATTTCCAAAGGATGAGATATGAGGATGGTAGTAAACCATTTTGGTATTTAAGCAAGGATGAATTTTCTGAAGTAGTAAAAACAAGACCCAATGACAATGTTCAAAAAGTTAATTAAATCATTCAAAGAGAGTAATCATGACAAACACTTCGTTGGTGGATTACTCTGCGGTCTGGCCGGTGGCCTTCCTGGGGCTATCATAGCAGG